TATGTAACAGAGTGCCATCATATATTCTTTGGTGTCGCAAATAGGCGTTTGAGCGAAAAGCACGGAATGAAAGTTAGGTTGTGCCAAGAACATCACCGGGGGAATACAGGGGTACATAATAACAGGGTTTTGGATTTACTGCTTAAAGAAATAGCACAGAGGAAATTTGAGGAAACACATTCAAGACAGGACTTCATTCAAGTGTTTGGGAAGTCGTATTTATAGAAAGCGAGGTAGTTATGGGCTGTGAAATGAAGGTTAAATCTGTAACTTTTAACTGGTTTTATTCAGAGGATAGTGGCGAAGAGTTCAGTTCGTATACAGTCGGGAAAACAACAGTAACAAAGATAGAATATCATTCTCCAATGGGTGAAGGTGACAGGCATTATTGTGATGTTTATTGCGAAGATGGTTGCGTAATGAGGATATTCAATCTTAATTCGGTTGAGTTTGAAAATTAATATTCAGCACCTTAAGGAGGACATATCACAATGTAACTTCCTTATCTGATACAGCCGGGGTGGGAAACTGCCCCGGAGAAAGGGGAACCATGACAATAAACAGTAAACAAAAAGGGGCGGCCGGAGAGCGTGAACTTGCAAAAAAACTAACCGAATATGGTTATAAATCACGCAGGGGACAACAGTACAATGGCTTAGACGGAGAAGATGTTGTCGGGCTTTCTGGAATACATATTGAGTGTAAGCGCGTTGAAAAACTTAATTTATATGATGCGGTAGACCAGTCTAAAAGAGACTGTGAATATACCGGATTGCCATTCGAGGATAAGCTTCCGGCTGTATTTCATAGAAAAAATAATTGTGAGTGGCTTGTTACTATGCCATTGGAATGTTGGATTGAATTATACAAGGAGTGGTCAAATGGATTATAAATATAACTTAAAGGTATTGGTAGGGGGTGAAAAATGAATATATTTTTAATATGTCCGGTAAGGAGCGCTACGCCAGAACAGTTAGTAAGGATACAGAAGTATGTTTCTGATTTAGAGAGTAGCGGAATTACAGTATATTATCCCGCTAGAGATACAGACCAAGTTGATAGTATCGGCTACCGCATATGTACCGACAACAAAAACGCTATTATTAACGCTGACGAAGTACATATCTTTTGGTATAAAAATAGCCAAGGCAGCTTGTTTGATATTGGTATGACCTTTGCACTTAATAAGAAAATGGTTATTGCTAATATTGAAGAAGTTGAGCAAACAGAAACAAAGTCATTTTCAAATATGATTAGAGAGTGGGCGATTAATCATCAAATAAGGAGGACAAATTGAAAATAGGATTAGTTGATGTAGATAGTCATAATTTCCCCAGTCTTCCATTAATGAAATTGTCAGCATGGCACAAGCAGAATGGCGATCATGTCGGGTGGTACGAGCCAATGTTTAGCGGTCACATGGATAAAGTTTATATGTCGAAGGTGTTTACATTTACCACAGATTATCAATATTGCATAGATGCAGATGAAATTGTAAAGGGCGGAACTGGATATAAACCAGAAGAAATATCCATGGAAGATTACTCAAAAACAGATAAGTTACCTTATGATGCCGAGCGTGCCTATCCTGATTATAGCCTATACGGAATTACCGATACTGCATACGGATTTTTGACAAGGGGATGTCCGAAAGGAAAACTACATAAATACTGCATTGTTAGTAAAAAAGAGGGATATTGCTCGCACAAGGTTGCTGATTTGTCGGAGTTTTGGAACGGTCAAAAGAACATTATTCTTCTCGACCCGAATATAACCGCTTGTAAGGATTGTAATAGCCTGTTTCAACAACTTATTGATAGTAAGGCATGGATTGATTTCTCGCAAGGTTTAGATATGCAGTTAATGACAGATGCAAAAACAGATTTACTTATGCAGATGAAGATTAAGACTGTTCATTTTGCATTAGACACTTGGGAAGAGTATGAAACTGCGATTCCAAAATTCAAAGCATTTAAAGAAAAAACGGGATGGGACAAGCGAAGGATGGGGGTATATGTATTGACTAATTTTAATACAAATCATGAGCAGAACTTAGAACGCATATACGCTCTTCGTGATTTGGGCTATCACCCATATGTGATGATTTACGAGAAAGAGAAAACCAATCCAAAAGATACAGTTAGAAAACTTCAAAGATGGGTGAATAACAGAACTATTTTTGAAAGCGTACCAAGATTTGAAGATTATGATAATAAAGGCAGGGGGGGTGATTGGATGGATGGATGGATTAAACTGCATCGAAAGATTTTAGAAAATCCAATTGTTTGTAAGGATAGTGATTATTTATCCGTATGGATTTATCTTCTTTTAAAAGCTACTCATAAAGATATTGAAATGTTGTTTAAGGGGAAAAAAATTACATTACAACCAGGTCAATTAATCACCGGAAGATATACTATAGCGAAGCACTTAGGTGTTTCAGAAAGTAAAATAAAACGTATCTTAATTGACTTTGAAAGTGACCGACAGATTGACCGACAGAGAAGTAATAAAAACAGCCTAATTACAATACTTAACTGGCAAATATACCAAAGTGATGACCGACAAAATGAACCTCTACTGACCGACAATCGACCGACAGATGACCGACAAGTGACCACAAACAAGAATATAAAGAATATAAAGAAGGAAAGAAAAGAAGAAATAAAAGATATAAAAAACATAGTGTATTTTCCTAACGATGAAAAGCTCAATCAAACCTTCTTAGACTTTATTAAAATGAGAAAGTCTCTTAAAAACGGAGCCATGACAGAACGTGCAATAACAATGATGATTACTAAATTATCAAAAATCGACAATGACACAGCAATAGCATTATTGGAAAAGTCTATCACAAATAACTGGAAAGATATTTATATGCCGGAGCAGAAGAAGGATTTTCAATCAGTGATAAAGGAGTGGGGGAATGACTAAAGAAGATTTTAAGAAGATAGCATTAGCAATCAAGACTACATTTCCATCATCACCAATTTTACAGACACAGGAAGCTATGGATATGTGGTATATGTTCCTGCAAGACCTAGATTATAAAGTATGCCAAAACGCTGTATTAGAGATTATCTCAACTTCTAAGTTTCCCCCGACAATTGCAGAGATAAGGGAAAAATGTTCACATCTTATATCCTTACCAGTTAAAGACTATGGGGAAGCGTGGGAATCGGTATTAAAGGCTATTCGTAAGTTTGGCTATCCGAGAGAATTAGAAGCCTTAGAAAGTTTAGATGAAGTAACAAGAAGCTGTGTAAAAAGTTTAGGATATGTGAATATCTGTATGAGTGAAAATATCGTAGCAGACAGAGCAAATTTTAGGGATATTTACGAAAGCAGGGCACAGCGCAAGAAAACAGATAACCAATTACCTTTAAGTTTGCGAACAGAGAAGCAGAAAATGATTGATAGTTTAATCCAAGATACGGTTAAGCAGATAGGAGGGTGATTATGTACCTAGAAATCAGAACAGTAGCCGACCGTGACATTATAGCAGGAATTTTAGTCAGAAACGGATATACGGTCAGACAAGTAAAAATCCAGATAGAGGGTAGAAAGACAAAAACCCCGATGTTGGAAGTCACGGAACAGGAGGAAGCAGATGAATAGCCAATACACCTATAAGGTATATGACCATGCCACAAATAAAGTAGTCCTAGAAAATGTCAACAGCGAAAAAGTATGTGAACTTGTCGGAGTCACAGCCGGACACTTAGGACAGTATGCAGACAAAGGAATTCTATACAAACGGAGGTACTTGATAACAAGGACAAACATAGGCGAAAAAGAAAAGATTTTATCCTCTAAAGACAGGGCAGTGATGGCAGCGTGGGAGGATATGAGAAAAGCGGTAGATGTTCTGAAAAATGGCGGGCATATCGTGAAGAAGGGCAGGCAGAAATATGTGCAACCATGATTGTGAACGCTGTCCATATCCCGATTGCATTGACGATGATTTCACAGAAGAAGAGCTCGCCGAATGTGACAAAAGGGACTCTACGGATAAAAAAGAATACTACAAGAAATATTACCACTCACACACCGAGAAATTCAGAAAATATTATCAAGACAACAAAGAAAAGATGAACCTCTACCACAAAGATTACTACCAAGAGGACAAAGAAAAACTGAAAGCCAATCAGCGCGAATACTGGCGTAAAAAATACGGAAAGAAGGTGGGTTATGAAGTGTGACATGGACTGCTTTAACTGCAAGTTCCCAGATTGTATCAGAGACGAGCGGGCTGACATTAACGAGCAGAAAAGAGAATGGGCTAGAAAGAACCCCGAGAAAAGGAAAGCTATCCGCAGAAGATATTATCTTAATCACAGGGAACAGGAAATGACTTACCAGAAGAATTATTATAGTAAGGTTAAAAACCTGCCGGAATATAAAGCTATGAAGAGGGAAGCACAGAGGAAATACAGGGAGAGGGTGGGCTGATGAGAAAATTAATGATAGATTGTTTCGCCGGAGGTGGCGGGGTTAGCGTTGGCTGTGAAATGGCTTACGGAAGGTGGTTTGATTATGCAATTAATCATGACCCCGATGCAATAGCGATGCATAAGATTAATCACCCATACACTAAGCATTTTACCGAGGACATCATGAGGGTTAATCTTGGAAAATATCTTAAATGGGGTCAAGAAGTTGGCTTTATGTGGGCTTCTCCCGATTGTACGAGCCATTCAAGCGCAAAGGGTGACAAACCAATTGAAAGAAAATTGCGTATTCTGCCAATGGGCGTGTGGAGATTGTGCAAGCAGATATTAAAAGCAACCGGGAAGCTTCCCGAGGTTATTATGATGGAAAATGTAAAGGAAATTCAGAAGTGGAGCCCGTTGGATGAAAACAATAAACCAATCAAGTCAAAAGAGGGAGAATATTACAACAAATTTATCAAGCTTATGAAAGCGTTGGGATATGAATTTGAATGTCGAGTATTGGTAGCCTCTGACTACGGAGCCCACACAACAAGGGAAAGATGGTACGGACAATTCAGATGTGATGGCAACCCTATTGCGTGGCCGGAGCCAACACATGCAAAAGGTGGAGCGAATGGACTTCTCCCCTGGGAGCCTATCAGTCAAGATATAGACTTTTCGGATTTAGGCAGTTCGATATTTACCCGAAAAATCCCGCTCAAAGATAAGACCCTAACCCGTATAGCGGCGGGAATAAAGAAGTTTGTAATAGACGACCCGAACCGGTTTATCCTTCCCGATAAATTGGCGGCACCATTCTTGATACAGTACCATTCGGAAACAGCGAAGGGTGAGGTTAGAGGTCAAAGTTTAAGAGAACCAATCCAAACCATTGATACATCAAACCGATACGCGCTGATTACTTGCTTTCTTTCAAAGTTCTATCACACATGCACCGGACAGGGCATTAATGAACCAATACATACAATTACAACCTCTCCCGGACATTTTGCTTTAATATCTGCGTTCTTAATCAAATACTACGGTCAAGGCATCGGGCAGAGCATAAACGAGCCAATTGGAACCATAGTTACTAAAGATAGATTCGGGTTAGTGCTAGTAATGATTGACGGCGTGACGTATCAGATAGTTGATATTTGGTTTAGGATGCTTAAACCCGAGGAGTTAAAACTAGGACAGGGATTTCCAGAAGATTATATTATTGATTTCAAGCAAGACAACGGGAAGCCCTACCCGAAAAGCAAACAGGTTGAGAGAATTGGGAACAGCGTAGTCCCGATTATGGCAGAGAAGCTTTGTCTGGCAGCCTGTCCATATCTCAAAGCCGGAGAACGAGTACCTAATGCCAGAATAGACGATACCGATCCACAGCTGAAATTTGCATAGCAACTATTATATAGACCACAAGAAAGGAAGGTAAGCCCATGAAATACTGCAATAAAACAGGCACCACATACATACCGAGTCCGGATATACCAGTAGGATTGCTACCGACAAAGAACGGTTATGAGCAGTTTACGATACGCCCGGCTAAGGCGGATTTAAGCTGGGTAGCGGTGAATAATAAGATTAGCAAGCGGGCATCCGGTAACGGCTGAAATTTGCATAGGGAGGCAATTATGGTATTCAGCAAGCAGAAATATAAGCAATCCAAATATAGTAAGATGGGTAAGCCATTGCCAGAATCACATCTCGATGCTCTTGACGGCAAGGATGTTATTTTTAAGAAAATGTCTGGTGATAGACTTGGAATAGTTGAGGATTATGAAGCTGACGGCCAAGAATGGTATTTATATCCTGTTATGCCGGAATGGTGCGAGGAAAAAGCACAGATGCAACTATCAGATTTTATACCAACTAACCAATTATGAAGGAGGGATTATATGGGAGATTTAATCAGCAGAAAAGAGGTAATGAAGTTTCTTTCAAAAAAGAATAAAGATGGAATGCCATATAGCTCAAATAATAGAGCAATATACTGTTTCATAGAAAACTTGATTGACGAGATAAGAGATGATATTCCTACCGCCTATGATGTGGATAAGGTTACGAAACAGATAAAAAGGCTAGAAAGGTATTCGTTTAGTAATTTGGTTAAGTTGCCCAAGGTTATCGAAATTGTGAAGGGAGCTGTCAAGGATGAATAATCAATGCCATATGCTGACTTGCCGCTATAATGTAAATGCAAAATGTATAAGCAACCCCGAATATAAAACATGCACCGATGCGGTTAAAAAGGTGTTAGGAGAAGATAGATATAATTCGTTTCTCGAATGGGAAAAATCGGAGATTAAAAGAAAGGGAGGCGGTCAAGGTGAATAAGCCAATAGACGCAGAAATTCTACACGATATTATAACCGACCACGAATTATGCTCTACACAGAAAG